ATACCACTTCCTGCCACTTCCAATACCAATTATTGGATTTGAAATTTTAATAGATGGTGCGCCAGTATATCCAATACCAGAATCAATAATATTAAATGATGATATTGTTCCCTCATCAGAAACTATTGCTGTAATAATTCCAACTTTATTACTATCTTGATTTGGAACAATCAAAACATTAATTTTGCTTAGATTTACAGAATCTTCATAATCAAAAAATTCAGAATTGTCTAAGTATAATACAGTATCTGTAGTATTAAAGTCTGTTATAATCTTTGCTGTCGGATATATTTGAGTTGCCAAAGAATCTCTAGACTTATAGTAAGTTTGTTGATTTATTACAACGTCTTCTTTTTGCTTAATCCAATCGACAGGTTTAAAATTAATTTCATCTATACCATCTCCATAATATAGATTTGTCTCAAGTATATCTGCATTGACAATATCATAAATAAGTCTCTTATCTTGCTGCTTAGTAATGTTCAAATATGAATTATTACTTTGTATTTGTAATGTATCACCGACTTGTACTATTTCATTTACATCAACTCGTAAAGAATCTTCGTTTCTAGTTCCAACATAAAAATAGATTTTAACATCATCTTCAACTTTTGGTGCAGTTAGGAATCTAAATGATGATCCACCAACAAATTGATATGCAACTCCAGGTTCTTGTAATATACCATTAATAAAAATTACTAATAATGAATTAAAATCAATCTCAGAAGAAGTTAAATCATCAGGATCTTTAGCGAAAGATAATAACTCAGTTTCGTAATATAATGGATAAACTAATCTTGATCCATCCTGATAAGGTCTGATATTATCAATTAAATTCATCTCTCCAAATTGCCATGCAGCAACATTATCATTATAAGTATCCAAAACATATAATTGGAATTTTTCTATTGGTTCGGAAAGATATCTATCTGTGACTAATCCAGATACGGTTAACACATCACCAGTCTCAAAAGCATATCCTGCTCTTGCAACACTAAATGAAGACACTTCGAATAATGTTGATCCAATACCAACAGAACCTGATTCATCAATCCCCGAAGAAGGTCCAACTTCAACATTCATAAGCATATTAATTCCAACTTCTGTGGTAGCGCCCACTCCCAATCTAGAAACTCCAACAACTTCAAGATTATCATATGATGGGTTTGAAATATTTAATATGGGATATGTATAATTTGTACCTCCATTAGAAACATTAAATGATAATGTTCCTCCTAAACCAACTGTAACATCAACAACACCGCCAGAACCAACCATAGATCCTGCATCTATGGTTATAGTATCGTCTGTATATGCAGTAATATCGGTTGCAATACCTGCTAAAGGATCTGTTGCTCTTGGATAACCAATAACAAATTTATGACCGTCAGAAGAGCAAGTGAAATTTAATGATCCTGTTGTTACAGTAATGTCATCATTAGTATCCAATCCATGATTTTTAATGACGAGAACCATATTTCCAGTTACAGGGTCATAAGTTGCAAATGTTGGAGTAAAATTACTACCACCACTTTGAATAGAATTTTCATCACTTCCTACAAACTTATGAACATAATCTTCTGCGGCATCTCTTACAGAAACTGAGGCTGTATCTGGTCTATATCCAGATCCATTCGTCAACCCACTATTCCATACAAATACTGTTCCATATCCAACATAATAATGTTCCAATGTTGAAATACCTACATTTAAAGTAAATGATTCCGTTCCAATTCCAGTAATATCAGTAACATCATAATGTAATGGAAACTCTGATGCAATTCCTGGATTGGAATTACATGTGAATGAAAGTCCAACCAATTTTACTTGATTTGCCTTAGATTCTACTAACTTATAAATCTCTTCTTGTGGAGAAGTTATTGTCAATTGTCCCAAATTATTATCATAAGATGCTGTAGTTATAGCAACAGTTTTTCCTGTAGATGCGATACTAACAACAGGATTTAATATAGTTCCATTTTCATCAATATTTAATTTTACTTTAGCGCCAACAAGAGGAGCATATCCAAGACCTGCAGTAGATCCAAGAGAAACAATAATACCACCTCTAGGTAATTGATTTTGGTTTATATCCGAATCAGAAATTGTCAATGCATTTAAATTGTCTCTAAGTCCGGAAAATACTACACTTGAAATGCCTGCAGGAATATCACTAAGTATTTCAAAATTGTGATTTGTAATATTTTCAGTAAGAGGAGTTTGGAATATTCCATTAATAAACAAAACTCCATTTCCAGAAGTTGTTCCCAAACCAACTGTACTTATTCCTTGAGTTGTCAATTCAAAAGTAGTTGTTTTTCCATCAAAATTATTTGAAAAATCATCAAAAATTTCATTTGTAGCATAATTTTTCCTTAGAAAAGTTCTACCACTAAAAGATGCTCTTTCTCTCAATAAATTTGATTCATCTTTTGTTGACAAATCACCAACATTTCCTCTTGGAGGATTAGTAAAGTATATGGAATCTCCAGCAATGTTATATGATCCCCTGTAAAGCGAGGCAGTATCGCCAATAACATGAGATGTTGCAGCACTGCCAGCATTACCACGACTCACCTCTAAAATATTTAAATCTCCACTAAAATACAAAATAGGTCCGGAAGTTGATGTTCCTATACCAACGTTCAATACCTTCATATATTCATCATTAACTTTTATAATATCATCTGGATTTATCGAACTTATACCCGATAAAGTTATGAAATTATCTGCAATGTCGATATTTTTATTGGAGATTGTATGAGTAACATCTGAATATAATAAAGGATATTGTGCTAAATTATTAATAGTTATTAAACTCTTTTCATTTTTCTTATACATTTCAAATTCATGTGCATTACCTTCACCCAAATAAGATGAAAACTGTATTGCAGTACCACTATTTGCATTAGATTTACTCGAAGCAACTTTGAAACTATCATTATCAATCTTTATTGCATAAACTTCAGTAGACAATCCAACATTACTACTAGTATGAATTGCACTATTCCCTAATCCAATAAATGTTGACTTTGGTGTGTAAATTAATCTTTCGCCAGTACTAAAGAAATGATCATTTAAAGTAAATATTCCTGTAGTAGGGTTAAATTTAGTTCCGTCAAAAGGATCAAAAGACTTACTGAAAATTGGAATATTATTATACTTTAAAGGAAACTGAAGTCTATTTCTTTGGGTGGAATTAACTCCAAAATATCTTGCAACACTAAAAGATTTATTTAATGATGCAATATCTAGATCTAATGGAATGTTTATTTCATCTAAAAATGTATAGAATGAGTAATCTAGTTGTGTAATAGTCAGATTTGAATTGGAATATTCATCATTCCTTTCAAATTCTAATTTGAGATTATTTTGATCAAGACTAGTTTTAAATACACCCATCGTATTACCAATAGAGGTAATAGGTCCTTCAACTATATACGAGTTTTCATTATCTTGTATGTTTACAATTTGATGTAAAGAAACAGTATTCCCAATACTCACTCTAGCTAATGTTTTTATTGTAGAAAATAATTCTCGATCATAATATCTGGTTGTGACAATACCTACACCGGTTCCAGTATTATAAACAGAAGTATCTAAAACTACAGTTCTTTCAGAACTATCCTCCTGCCTTGTAGATTTAAATCTATAAGTTCCTACACCAACTGGACTACTCTTAAATTGATATGATTTTGTTCTTACTAATGTGTTAGATATCTCATCACAATAAAAACTCAAGTTTAAATTATTTGAACTTTTTTTAATTCCAAATGTTCCCAATCCGATAGATGATATATCAGTATCCGATGATTCAAAATTTAATTCTGAAAATGTAAACTCTGTGCCATCATATAAAGACACAATTTCATAATATTTTGACTGATTAGTATCTAAATCAACTACATGAGCTTCTACCATTATAGAATCATATACAGTTAAATCATATGAAGTAATTAAATCTTCGGTAGTTTTAGTTCCAACATTTATTTGGTTTACAAAAATATCTGCAGAATCTAAGACAAATGAATTCTCCCTATCATCAAAATTAATATGTTTTTCTTGAAAAACCTTTATCTCATAATCAATATCGTAAGGGTTTTTTGGATAAAAATATAAATCCAAATCTCCAGTATCAGTTGCAACTGGTGATATTGATACATAAGTTTCAGAATTTGAATTATTATTATGAGATAATCTATCTAAACTGTAAACATTATCTACTCCATCATATAAAGAAATAATTTCAAAATATGCTAAGTGGTTATATCCATTACTAATACTATTATCTGTGGTTTTTACTTGGACTAAAGTCTTATAGAAATATCTTCTATCTGATAAACTTTTTATAATTAAGTTTGTATCAAATTCTTCATCATCTTCACTACTAAAAAGTGGACTTATATCATCAATTTGAAGAACTCTATTTGACTGTGAAAGGAAATAATCCGATAACTTTACATTTTTAAATCTAATAAATTTACTTCTATCATTTATAACATCAAAATCAGTGACAACATCAAAGTTTTTAATTGTATCTACTCTAGTTTGAGAAACAAATGATTGAAGGCTCTCAACAATGCTACTGTTAACTAGACCAGTTGTCAGTATACCAGCAACATTCTGTTGAATTTGTGTATCTGCAAAGTTTTTGGTTCCTATTGGATGAACTATAGTATTAATTGGTGTTTTTATTTCATCCCAAGTTTTTTCGCTTTTAACAGTATATGATAAATTTTGATAATAATCATTATCAGAAATAGATTGTGTATCTACATTAGTTTTTCCAGAATCACTATCCCATCCATAATCTTTAGTAGAAGCTCCTGAGATGAGATAGTATCCACTAATTGAAGATGAATCAAAAATATTTGCTCTAAATCCGGAACTTTTTCCAATTATAGTGTCTCCACTATTCAACTTATAACTTCCAATTAACTTTAAATAATCTGCATTTACTTTCCCTACTATTAATCCAGTTTCAACTAACACTCCAGATTCATCAAGTATAAAAATTTCTTCTTCAAGGAAGAATAATGAATATTCTTGTTTTGCTACAAATGAAGGATAATCGGTAGATTTAATCATTGTAGCAAAACTATCTATTTGGTATTTGACCGCAATACCCGGATTTCCAAATAATTTAGGTATTTGTATAGTAACTTCTCCTGGATTAGAATTTGAGGTGTAGTCAATTACATTGAAGAATTCAAATCCATGATCTTCGGAATTAAATCCGATCCCAGTATCTTCAACAGTTTGTATATCTTCTACAAAAACTTTATCTCCTACTTCAAAAGGATCTTCTACATATCCCAAAATGGGCGTTTTTAATAAGCATGTCATTATGCCATTGGTACTGCTATCAACTTCAATAATTCTTATTCCATTTGCATTATTAACCGCCTTAATTGATACTTGTCTTGCAGGTAGTCCAGTAACTTGTGCAGATATTTCAACTGCCGTTATATTTGCATTACCAATACCAGATCCTGATATTTTTGCAGTTATAAGTCCCCGATCAATTTTTTTGCCTGTATCAGAATCAACAACTATTAAAGATGGGGCATTTGGATATCCACTTCCACCATCAACAACTTCTACAGATTTTAAAAACTGAGAATTAAATAAACTTACATTCTGCGATGTCTTTAAAGATGGTGATATAGTAGTATCAACACTATATTCATAACCATAATTTAATTCCTCATAATCAGTAAGTTTTCCTGCACTTTTCGATCTTAGTACTACTAATAGACCAGTTCCATTTTTAGAATTTGATCCAGAATAATATGGGACATTATCATACAGATTTCCTTCGCTAATAATTTTTAAATCATGTACAGATCCAATTCCTGTCAATGAATTGGTCGTATATTCTAATGTTGAGCAATCTGCCTTAGTATATGATAATCTTTCTGGAACATTATCTAGAAAAATATCAAATTTGGTATCTTGGACATTGGATATTGAATATTTTCCACTATATTCACTATTTTTAAGTAAAATTTTCGAGTTATATGACGTAGTTATAACTTTCGACTTTCCATCCACCAATGAATAGTATAATACATTAGGCAAATTGTCATTATATCTTAAAGTTAGGGATGCTTCGGAAGATACTCCTACAGTACCAACACCAGATGTGGAAAATTCTAATGTATTTGGTACTGAAATAAATTCACGTTTTAAATCTTCATCATAAAAAAGATTTAGTTTATAGTTTTCTAAAGAACTGTCGGATAGATCAAAGACTAGATTATTATTTCTAACCAAGTTTATATCTGGTTGAATTACTAAAATTTCTTGAGTTCCTATCCCAACACTATTAATAGAAACTAATCTTGGCAATTCTGATATAGAATCTTTATAAGTTTCTGATAATCTGATAGTATCAACATCGACTTTATTAACATAATATACTTCTTCATTTAATCCAGATGGAGTCGAAGTTGAAATATAATAGACCTTATCACCACTAGAAAGCAGATGATTTTCTATACTTATAGAATTTGTGTTTATATCTATATCTGTGAGTGTACTAAATCCTATAGTTCTTAAAGATAATGAATTTATTTCTGGTATATACTTTACATCTACAAATGTGGTATTTCCAACACCAACATTTAGATTTGGAGAAACTTTTAAATCAATTAAATCGCCAGATGTTAGATTATGGGAAGTTGATATAGAAACTGTAGTTAGATTTTGGTATACAGTAGAAATTTCTTCGTTGTATGTAGATTCAAAATAATAATCATAATTATCCGATCCAACATTAGATGGAAAATAAAGTCCATTCGTAGTATTCGTCAAATTAGAAGAAGTTACTATGCCAATATAATCTTTTGACTTATTGATTATATAAATCTTTTCTGGAAGTGATGAACTTAATAAAGATGCAACGGGAGATTCAGCAATTGGATCATCTTGTACTATAATTGATCCTGAATTGGTCGAACCTTTATGTAAAAGAACCTCTTGCCCAGTATGAAAACCGTGATTTGGTAAATAAATGCTTTGAGTTGGTATATTTTTAGTTATTAACTCGCTACCAAGAGAAAATGATCGTGAAAAGGTAATTCCAGAAACTGTTCCAACACCAATCGATTGGGCAGGATTAAAATATCTTTTATAATTTTCAATATTATTATTTGATTTAATGTTAGAATTTATTCTTATAATGCTTGGTAAAAAATTGACAGTGGACAATGATGTACTTGCCCCACTAACTCCAGTTTTCCTACACCTGACTATCTTTTTATCCGAAAAATAATTTAAAATGGTAAAATACTGATCAGTTGATTCTCCCTTAATTTCAATAGAACTTCCAATAGATACAATTTTGGGAAAGTTTTCTAGTTTAATATCAGTAACAATTCCAGTTACATTTGGGTGATGAGTTCCTGATTGTGCATTTGGGTCATAGGATGGAATTGCTTCACTAAGTCTAGTAGCAAAGGTATCAACTTCTGCAACGTAATCTCCATTTAGAGGTTCAAAATTTGTTGTTAAACCAGTTATACTAATTACAGTATTATTTACTATATTATGGGATGGTAATATTCGTATGAAACTACTAGAAGAATTTGTAGAGTATATTTTTGCATTAGTATACTTTATATAATTATTTTCTATAGTATCAATTTGTTTTCCATAAATTGAACTGACTTCGGATAGAAATCCATATCCAGATGAAGATGTAGAGTTTTTAAAGTTTAATGTATCACCAACCTTAAAATTGGATCCAGAATCAACTATTTCGTATGAATCTATAGATCCTTTAGTAACAGAAGTTATTTCTACAACCTGACTATTCGTCGAACTATTGGACGGGAAAAAATCATATCCTGCATATGCATCTTGCACTTTATATGGAAATGTATTTCTGAATAGTGAACTATTTTGAAAGTCAAACGATTGATTTAGTATATTATCATTATTATCGCTTACCAACTTACTTCTATAATTAGTACCAATAAAATATGGAAAAGATCCTATATTTTCATTGTTTGAATTCAATATGGCAGTTGCAAAGTATGCATAAACGCCATTTGGAAATTCTGGGGTTTTACACCATCTACCATTATGAAGATCTAAATCACCACTATCATCAAATTTATAGTCATCTATAAAATAACCTTCTGGAAATTCTGAATTTGTTGGTCTATTTGTAACATTACTCACACTCTTATTATATCCAGAAACTAATCTTTTAATTATTGATGGATTTTCTGGATCTTTATATCCAAAAGGTCCATAAATTGGATTTCCGTCATAAGCCCAACCAATAATTGATGAGTGACTCGTTTCATTATCATTAAATTCATTTTTTAACAAGTCCGAGTATCCACTTACAACATACTGCAACTCATTATTAATATTTTTATGTAAAAATTCATATGAAGGATCTCTTCGGTCTGAATATTGAATTCCATACTTATATGAATTATCAACAGTTAAAGTTCTAATTCTTGCATTTATAATTGCATTTTTCCCACTGAAAACTGGAATGATTTTTATATCATCAAAAGAATAATTAGCACCAGATTCTATGACATGAACAGTAGATACTGTATTATTGGAAATTTCTGCTCTAAGAATTGCTCCAATACCTTTATTGCTGATTACCTGCAATTCTGGGACGGAATAATAATCATAACCTCCATAATTTACAATTACCCTATCAAGTTTACCTGCAGAAGTAACTACAGGAGTAAAAGATGCTTCTTTTCCTTGCTGTATAGTTATCCTAGGCGATTCTTCAATGTTTAATAATGTAGATCCATAGTCACTTCCCTTTTCATATAAGTATGCATCAATAATACTTCCTTTTACAACTGGTGTAGTGACAATATTAGATGCAACCTGTTCCCCATTCGAAACATAACTAATTTGGACATTAATATCCGGATAATTGAAATATTGGTAACCACTTCCACTAGATCCTATGGAAACATATTTTTCTCTAGAGTAAAAAGAACTGTCTGTTCCACCGATCCCAGCATTACATACTCTAAACGAATCATCATTAACTTTTAAAATGTAGTATTGATTTGTTGTAGAAATTCCAGATATAGAACTTGTTTCAAAATCATAAGTAACTAATTCTCCAGAAGAAAATCCATGATTTTTGAAGGTTATAGTATCATTGATGGTTGAAATCCCTGATTGACTTACCGTTAATTTTCTATTAGTAAATCCTTCACCAGGATTTTCGACAATTATTGAAGATATTACATTTCTAGGTTCAGTTTTAAACTTGTGTATACCAGAATTACCTTCTGTCGATAATCCTACAGTATTAATACCACTCCTAAAGTCTGATAATGTTGGATATAGTTCAATAGTTGATGGATTTATTACCTTAACAAAAAATGGAGTATTATTATTTAAATAACTAGTACTCACATTTAATCCACCAAAGTTGGAAATACCAATTTTTTTATTGTTAATATCATTAATATCATAAAAAACTTTTTCACCACTATAAAAGTTATGGTCGGTTAGAAATGTTATAGTTTCATTAACAAAACTAAGTCCGCCACCATCAGATAATGGGCGAGCATTAAAGAAAACTTCTCTAGAAAATGTTTTTGTATTAGCCTTTAATTTTGCATTTTTTCCATTTCCACCACTTACTGTTACTATAGGGGAATCTGATTCAAAATTGATATTATCAACATATACTTTTTCTATAGATCCTTGTAGAATAGGTTGTATTTTGGCAGATCCACTCTCTAAGTTCAAATTTGGTGGATTTATTACATCATAACCAGAACCTGAGTTAATTATATCTAATTTTTCTAATGGTCCATAATAAATTTTACTATTACTTACAGGTCCCAATATTTCTACACCATTTACCAACATTCCAATTGGTTTTGATTTAATTTTTTCTCCAAATGTAGATAAATTTACATGAGATGGTATCTTTTTAAAACTTTTTGATGGAGAAATTTTATTAGTAGATGTTATTTGATCTGATAATGTAAAAGTATGAGTTCCTTCTGGAATTACATTACTTCCTAAGTAAATAAAATTGTCAGTAGGAATTGAAGAGGGAGAAAGATATAATTTTATATCCCGCAAATTTGATATTGTTACATAATATTCTCTTTTCTCCAAACCATTAATGGGATTTTCTCCAGTATAAGAATAAAATACTTTATCGCCATTAATAAATGATGATACCGAATCAAATCTTATTGTTGTATAAGAATTTTGAATAGCGTCATAATTTTCTATACTATTTACCGTAGACTTTACAACATTTTTTGTAATATCATAAGATGGTAATGAATTTGATGCTATGTATAAATTTTCCGAATTTTCATCATAAAGGTTAGTAATATTAGTAGTTAAATTATTATATTTTAGTGGTACTTGGATACTTTGAGCAAAATCTAATTTTCTGCGGATATCATAACTTCCAAAAGAATTTAATGAAGATAATCCACTACTAAAAGTTATCTCATTATCTAAAATATCAATAACAGAAACATCTGAGAGTGCAGTTTCAACTATTTCAGTATTTCTTTTTAAGAATTCTACCTTATCACCAACTTTTAAAAATGCTCTATCGAGAGTTGTACTTGTTGTTGCAGTAGATCCCTGAAAATTTACAGAGTCAAGTTCAACTCTTACACTAGTATTATAAATCAAACTATTGGAAATAATTTGATCTCTGGTATTATTATCAGTATTTTTTATATTTTTGCCAAAAGAATCGACAGATATAGTTTCTCCAATAGAATTTATATGCGTTTTATTATTAAATGTATCTAAAAAGATATCAGACAATGATCCTAATAATCTAAATTCTACTTTTTTTGTAGAATCTCCATTTTCATAAGCATAATAAGTAGAATTACTATGAAGATTAGAAGTTTTTACAATATCTAAGTCAATATAATTGCTTGTTGCTGTGTAACACCCAAGAAATTGATTTATAGTTTTTTCAGTGTAAAAAATTTCAGTTCCAGCATAAAAAACACTACCAGATTCCTCAAATCCAATAGTTGAATCTACTGTTAGGACATTTGCATTATCTGACAAATTTATCGAATCTACCAGTTTTGTAGATGGTGTGGGTGCAAATACGCTTGTTAATTCATCGCTAGATTCTTCAAATCCAACGTATAATAAAATTCTATAAAATGTAAGTCCATTTTTTGTGAGTATTTCTATTTCGGAAATAGATCCGAAAATATCAGGATTAGTATTCTTAAATAATTGTTGCCCAACAATATTTGAAGGATTTCCAGTAGATATTAATTCGGTTAATAACTCTTTTCTTCTACGAAAATCTGAATTTGAAGATTTAATTACATAATTTTCAAGATCTATAATTTGTGGTTCTATATTAAAAAGAGATTTGAATAAAATTCTAAACGATTCTGAACTTCCTTTAGACCTATACAGTGAAGTTGTATTTTTTAAGAACTTATTTACATCCAATCCCTCGTATAAATCCGTAGTTTCTAGTTCATTTAACAACGATGTCTTTATTTTACTATAAAATTCTTTTAAAAATAAGACACTTAAGTTGATAACTTCACTTCCACTGGTATGTGAGGAGATATTTGTGGAACTGAAGTTTAAATTTTTTCCATATTCATCAATTCCGCTAAAATTTCTAATGCAATCGACAAAACTAGTTGGCGTTTTAGATTTATAGGTGATAATTTCACTACCAATTTGAAGTAATCCATAATTTTTTGGAAATCCTTCAGTATCTGCTACAAAAATTTCAGGTGTAATACCATTTTCTAATGTTGTAGTGACATTTTGTGTTAAATTTGTAGTTCCATTTAAAATTTTAGACGTGAAATTGTCTAATTTTAAATAATAGGGCAAATTTTCTACAATATCTACATTACCACCTGATATTTCTTGAGAAACATAATACTGTTTTAAAAATTCTGAAAACTTTGGATTTTCTGAAGAGATAAATTCAGGTATTTGATTATTTAAAATATCCTGGATTTGGACTTTATTTTCAAAACTGGTTTGTATCATATTAATTCCTTATTATACTTCCATTAGAATAACTTGACCTGTAATAATCACTAGTGGAGAAGACAACACCGGTTGTATTTTCTCCAGATGAAATAACATCTTTAATAATATTTATTTTAGTTTTTGAAGTGCTTAGTGACAAGTAAAGATCTTTTAATCCTATAATATCATTAGACTCTGGGAAAGCTTGAATTTCAATAATATTATTAGGAACTTCTGTACTGATAATATTAATAGCACTTATTTTAATTTCTCCGGTCACATAATCTACAGTACCTGCAGATTTAAGTATAACTATTGGGGAAACACCTGGAGTAGATGATGGTTTTATAACTGCAATTGTACCTTTCAACTTATCACTATTTGGTATATCGGTAAAATAAACAAATTCATTATTAGCGACTCTAGAATTAACTCTAAATCCGGTTGATTTTATAGTTCCACCTTCAGGATTTACATAAAATCTATTCCCAAAACATAACTCATATTCACTGAATTGATTTATAAGACAATTTAAATTTCTTCTGATAATTACCCTGGTAATATTTGATGTAATAGCAGTATCTGACTCATCAATTAAATTGATTGCCTTACTATACTTAAATCTTCCTCCTCGTTTTGAAGAATATAAGGAATTTCCAAAAGTTGTTAATGAAGTTTGTACTTTAGATTTAATTGCAAGTGGTGTGGATGACTTGGTTGTGTCATAGTAGATACTTGAATCAAGTTCAATATACAATACTTTAATATCTACAATTTTTTGGTTGATACCGGTAATTGCATACTGCTTCAATTCTGATAGAATTTTTTGTTTATCAAAATCTGAAATGATTAATCCATTTTTGGGTTTGATTGCAATAGTTACTGACCCATATTCTGGTGGATCTAATTCTTCTCCACCAATTACATTCACCACATCTGCATTTGGATAGATATTTGTCTTAATAATAGACTCATAATCTCTTGCTGTTACTGCACGATATTGTGATGAATATATTCTTGGTGCATAATATCTAATTGAATCTATATTTTCAATATCTGATCCATTTCTGGAACTTTGAACTGTTTGGACATTGACAGCATTTATTGCTTGTACTGAGACCACATTTTGAGAAGATTTTTTCCCTTGATATGATCCAGCAAATGAAAATTCTGCGACACCATTACCTTCAGAACCATCTGTTACAATATAATGAACAATAATTTCTGATCCATTTTCTAATTTTTTGCCGAATATACCATCTCCAAACAATAACTCATATTTTTCATCTTTAACTTCCTGAATTAGATATATTTCAGACGCACTATCTACTGTAGTTATATTATCAACTAAATTATATTTTTTACCTGTTCCAATTGAATCAATATCCCTCACATATACTCTTATGGTACTTGTATCAATATAGGGATTCTGTAAAATAAATCTTTGATCTAGAGATCCATCAACAGTAAATGTTTTATTTAAATATCTACCCTGATAAATTTGTACATTAGAAAATGATGCTATGTTATTAGTATTAACAGTTTGACTAATCTCTTCGGTAATTGAGAAGATATATGAAGAATTGTTTGATGATCCAACACAGATTAATTCTGGTTGAAGACTAATTGATATAATTGGATCATCAAGAGATGATTGTTCAATTTCAAGATCAAATGATATGGTTGCTGTTGCTGCTTTTCTTGATTTTGGAACATATCCAATGTTTCTTGCCAAGGAAACGACATTCTCTCTAATTGTAGCAGAGTCTAGAAAGACTTCATTAACAGCTAAGTTTGAGTTGAATGCATTAATATAAGTATTATACGCTAATGTGTCGATTAAGACTGAGAAGTTTGATCCTTCAAAATCATAATCGGTAAAATTAGAATTAGACCTCAAATAATCTTTGATCGAGGTCTTTATTTGATCAAAATCTAAATTTGTGTAATTTGTAAAAGGCATTTTATCTCGTTGCCTCTAGAATGAAAGTAAACTCTTGTGTTGGAATGTCTTGTCCGATAATATCAAATACTATAAGTACTTCTAAAGCATTATCATCATAATCCAAATCAATATCTACTTTAACATTTTCGACTCTGGGTTCGAAATTATTAATTGAAGTAATAATTTGTTTTTCAATTACACCAATTGTTGCAAAATCCACATTATCAAATAATGATGATCTTACATCACTTCCAAATGATGAATTAAAAAATTTTTCATTTGGAATTGTTTCGACAATATTACGAATAGATCTTGTAATTGCCCTTTCATTTTTTAAAATGGCTAGATCTTTTGTTACAGGATGTGGTTCAAATGATAAACTAATATCTTTAAATGATCTTGATATTCTTTTTATTGCCATTCGGACAAGACTATAGTCTTCAATTATTTATGACTCATCTTTCATCTTTTTTGCAGTATCATGATATACCTCTTGAATACAGTGCTTTTCTACCTCTTCATTACATTCATCTTTCTTTGATAAACCATTCCAATAATCACTGATGAGGTGTGTAGTACCCCATGTTTTATGCATGTAATCTTGATTTCTATCGACAGGTGAATTGCCCATGTTTCTCCAGTTTTATAAGGAAATAGAACTTTTTAAGGGGTTCTATCCCTACTATTATTTATTTTTTTAAATAAAAAAGATCCCCGTAAGGATCCTTATAATTTAATCACAATGGTGTGTGTGATGATCTGTATGATTACCTAGAATATATGGATGCCCTAATTCCCAAATAATCATTGAAATAGATGAAATAATTATGACTTGAAGAATTTTTTTAATATCAATTCTCATTATCCTCTACCTTGTCCACGATAACGCTTTCGTGCTTTGTTACGAGAAGTTGGGCCATACTTAGTATGCTTTCCGGTTCCTTGACGAGACTTTTTGGGACTCGCCTCAACATAACCACCACCTTTACGAATTGCCATAAGACTTTAATCCTCTATAATAATTTTATATGTAATGGAACTTGGGTCAGGTGTTCCTGATGCATAAAACCCCTCTGCATAATCTTCCATGAGATCAAAGTACTCTTCCTCAGAAAGATGAGAATGTTTTAACTGTCCTTCGATGTAAACGTCGTACTTCTCTCTCATGATATCAGATTACACGAGTCTTTTCGTGTCCAACGCGAATGCGAGGATCACACCAAATCTCAAATCCTGCTTCCTTTGCATCGAGACAAAACGAAACATCTTCGCCACACATGTCCTGTACTTCACCACTCTCAAAAACTTGCATCTTTGGTGCAAACCATGGATATTCAAGATTCTCAAAAATTCCTTTCTTAATTAAAAGCCATCCGAATCCTGCATAATCTACAGTAAACGGTTTGCGCCGCTTTGAAATACTCTC